CAACAAATAAATGCGAAGCGAAGTAAAAAAGACGGAGTAAATTTTAAAGATCAACTAGGAATTAAGAGTGTTGCCCATGAAGTTATTGATGCAAAAATTGCTGCAGAGCAGCGTTATGAAATGTCGGTTCTTATTGACCAGCGTTTTGGACATGGCACGTTTAAGTCTATCGTGGATTTACGTGCTAAACGTATTCAGGAGGCCAAAGAAAAAGCAAGAGAAGAAGCGAAAGCGAGGAAGGCCAAGCAAGAAGAAATAATGGAAGCAGTAGCAATAGGAATAGGCTTATTACTTGTAGCAGGATTGGCTATAACTGTATTTGGTGCATTATTATTAAATGCAATGGAACGTGGCAGTCCTAGTTTTGAAGAGTGGTATAATGGAGATTGAAGATTTATTATTAATATCCATAGTTTTATTTGCTTACTATTGGTGTACAGTTTTTCCACCAAAATGGTTATTTATAAAGTAGGTGTATTATGACACAGAAAAAATTAGAAAAAGGTTCTACATGGGAATTGTTAGATAAGAACGGTGATGGTGTAGTTAGCGATAAAGAACTAGAGCGAAAAGAACGTATGATTCTTCTTGAAAATAGAGATAAAAAAGAAGATCAACAACGTTGGCTTGTGTGGTTTTCTGCAATGACAGTTACAGCTTTTATTGTTGTACTAATGACTCCTCTCATACCTATTGACCGAATAGATCATTTGAGTGGAATCGCTGAAATTTGGATATTATCCAACATGGGAATAATCGGGTCTTTTATTGGATTTAATCAATTAGCAAGAAGAGGAAACAAGGGGGAGAATTTTGAGCTTTCTAAATAGTCTTATACAGCCTGTAGGCGACATCTTAGATAAAGTAATACCTGACCAAGATCTAAAGAGAAAACTTTCTCATGAGATTGCAACCATGTCAGAAAAACACGCTCAACAGTTGGCCCTCGCCCAAATTAAGGTCAACGCAGCAGAGGCTGCAAGTGGAAGCTTGTTTAAAGGTGGCTGGCGACCTTTCGTTGGTTGGGTCTGTGGGGTTGCTTTTTGCTATCACTTTATTCTTCAGCCAGTTATTATTTTTATAGTTGCACTAACTGGTGCAGATATACCTGATTTGCCCAGTTTTGACATGGGTACACTTCTTACTGTCCTCGGAGGTATGCTCGGAATCGGAGGACTTAGGACATATGAAAAGCAGAAAGGACTGACAAAATGAGTTTTAAACTAAGCCAAAGATCTTTAGATCGTCTTGAAGGGGTACACCCTGACTTGGTATACTGTGTTAGAGATGCTATAAATATAAGTAAAGTTGATTTTGGTGTAATTTGTGGCATGAGAACAGAAGCAGAACAACGTGAACTCGTAGATAAGGGAGCGAGCCAAACAATGACATCAAAACACCTTACAGGTCACGCAGTCGATCTCATGGCTTATGTTGGGTCGAGGGGATCATGGGAGCTGAATCTTTACGATGATATCGCTGATGCAATGGCTCAAGCTGCTAGAGATAATAATGTAACCATTAGATGGGGAGCAGCATGGAGTATAGATGATATAAGATCATGGAATGGTACAATGGAAGATGCTATGAATAGCTATATTGATTTAAGACGTAGCCAAGGTAGAAGACCCTTCATAGATGGCCCTCACTTCGAGCTCATAGAGTAACGTGTTATTATGTGGATGTCGATACTCATAGTTTGTGGAAATATGTACGCACAGAGCTGTATGGTTATTACAGGTACAGAGCTACATACATCAAAAACTAACTGCTTTGAGTATTCGGTTGGGAAAGCTAATAAGGCAATTACTTTTCCAGATGTGCATCAGGTAAAACCTTTTTGTCAGGTAATTCCAGGCACAGAAACTAAGGGTGAGGATACATAATGACTATGAAAAAACTTCTGCTAAAAGCAGGTATAAACAGAGAAAATACTAGTTATACAAGTGAAGGTGGTTGGTATAACGGTGATAAAGTACGTTTTAGACAAGGTACACCAGAAAAAATAGGTGGTTGGGAAAAAATATCTAACAAATATTTTTTAGGTGTATGTCGTTCTTTGCATAATTGGGTGGATTTAAACGGTTTAAAGTTCATAGGTGTAGCAACTCACAAGAAAATATATATTGAAATGGGGCAAAGATATTATGATGTAACCCCTATAAGATTAACATCTTCCGCAGGTCAGGCAACATTTGCTGTTGTTGCTGGTTCTTCTACCATAACAGTTACCCATACTTCTCATGGTGCAGATGCAGGCGATTTTGTAACTTTTACAAATGCAGCAGCAATTTCAGGAACTAATATAACCGCAGATGTACTAAACCAAGAGTATGAAGTTCAGACTGTAACTGGAGGAAATGCCTATACTATAACCGCAAGAGCAGCAGGTCAAACAATAGAAGATCTAACAACTGCGTCTGGTATCTCGTTTACACCTCTTGTAGCCACAGGAACTCCAGGCTCAACAGGTGGAGGTGCTACTATTGCTACATACCAAATAAATATAGGTAAAGATGAAGCTGAACCTATAGTTGGTTGGGGTGCAGGTACATGGAATGAAGAAACTTGGGGGCATTCTACTTTAAGTTCTACACCAACTTCTCTACGACTGTGGACACAAAATAATTTTGGTGAAGATTTAATATGTGGTTTTAGAGGTAGTCCTTTGTACTTTTGGGATGCTTCTGCTGGTGTTGCTAATAGAGCTGTTCTTTTATCTACTAGGCCAGGTGCAAATGCCACTCCTGTAAAACAAAACTTTTCGTTAGTTTCTGATAATAGATTTGTATTTTGTTTTGGTACAAATCCTGAAGGAAGTTCTATTCTTGATCCTATGTTAGTTAGATGGTCTGATTTTGACCAACCTGCCACATGGAATGCTACCCCAGAAACACAAGCTGGAGATTTAGTATTATCTAATGGATCAGAACTAGTTGCAGCTGTGCAAGGTAGACAAGAAATATTAGTATGGTCAGATGCAGCTCTATATTCTTTTCAATACTTAGGGGGTACAGCTATTTGGGGAGCTCAGATAGTTGGTGAAAACGTGTCAATAGCATCTACAAATGCAGCCACTTATGCAGGTGGAATGGCTTTTTGGATGGGTAAAGACAAGTTTTATGTATATGACGGTGTAACCAAACCATTGAAGTGTAACGTAAGACAATATGTATTTAACGATTTTAATACCAATCAGTATGAACAGGTATTTTCAGGAACTGTAGAATCTTATCATGAAATATGGTGGTTTTATTGTTCAAGTGGTTCTACCACCATAAACAGGTATGTAGTCTATAATTATTTAGAAAATATATGGTATTATGGAACTATAGCTAGAACTGCATGGTTAGATTCTAGTATAAGAGATTTTCCATTAGCAGCTACCTATACTCAAAATGTAGTAGATCATGAAAAAGGTGTAGACAATAAAGAGGGAGCAGTAACTGTTGCAATAACATCTTCAATAGAATCTGCACAATTTGACCTAGATGATGGTTATAAATTTATGTTTGTACATAGAATATTACCAGATTTAAGGTTTGAGGGTTCTACGGCAACAAATCCTTCTTTAACAATGTCATTATTACCCTTAAAAAATTCAGGTTCAGGTTATAGCGATCCTGCATCTGAAGGAGGTGTAAGTTCAGCTTCAGTTACTAGATCAGCTACTGTTCCAATAGAAAAATACACTGAACAAATAAATACTAGGATTAGAGGTAGACAAATAGTATTAAAAATAGAATCAACAGGACAAGGAGTGCAATGGCAGTTAGGGGCTCCTCGTTTTGATATGCGACCAGATGGGAGAAGATAATGGCCGAAAATGACAGAACTTCTTATGATTATAATTTTAAAGCTCCTGTATTACCTATACCTCCCGAAGAATACAGTAGACTTAATTTTGTAGAATATAATAATATTTTAAGAATATATTTTAATCAGTTAGATGACGCTCTTCGTAGTCCTACGTTGAAAGAACAATCTGATGCAATGAGTTGGTTTATGAATTAATGGCTAATACGTATAAAAATGTAAAAATTGATCTAAATACTACAAATAATACTGTGTTATATACTTGCCCTGCAAAAACTACGGCTATAATAAAATCTATTTTAATATCTGAAGATTCTAATAATGCTTCAACAATAACTGTATCTTTAACAGCAGGTGCATCTGTATTTAGTATGTTTTTTGAAAAAGCAATATCCGCAAAACAAACTGTGGAGTTGTTAGATTCTCCAGTAGTGATAAACACAGCAGAAATAATAAAAGCACAAGCAGGAAATGCAGATAGACTACATGTAATAGCAAGTATACTAGAGATAACTTAGGGGTAGGTATGAAAAAAGAAGTTGATAGCAAAAATAAAATTTTACCCTACTCTGTTATAATGAGCCAAGTAATTACAGAGAAAGCAGAAAAGAATGGAGATGATTCAAAGGAGTTAGCTAAATCTTTTTTTGAGATAGAGGGAGTTATGTCAGCAAAAGATACAAAAATGTACCAAATAAACAATACTGTATTTATAGTAAAATCAGACCAAAAAGGTGCTTTAGTTATACCTTTTAATTTAGACAAAAATTTAAACTATGCACAGAATATAGAGGGTTTGGTGAATAAGTTAGAAGAACAAGGGGTATCTGTAGCTATTTTTTCAAAGATAGAACCAAGATATCTAAATACATTTACAACATTAAAAGCAAATTTAGAACAAAAAGGCAAATCAGTTACAATAAATACAATAAAAGGTTCTATTTTGTGTGTTATAGCGGTTCAAGGTGCTTCATAAATGGGAATATTACAAGACCTTTGGGATCCTGGCGACTGGGGTAAATCTGTAAGAGATGTTGCAGAGGACGTAGTTCCCTCCATAAAGGATATAATAGATGATATAGAGCCGTCTATAAATGATGTTGGTAAAAATTTAAGTAAAGTATTTGATGCGATTGCAGATAAACCATTTCAATTTGCATTGCAGTTAGCCACACAAACATTTTTTCCGCAATTTTTACCCTTTGTGTCGGCAGGTATAGCTGCGTCTAACGGGGCAAAACCAGAAGAAATATTAAAAACTGTGTTATTTCAAGCTGTTTCTCAAAAAATAGCTCCTATAACAGAAAATATAACTAATAACACGTTAACAGAAATAGGTTTTAACTCACAGTTGAGCTCTACTGTAAGCAACATAGCAGCTAATACAATACAAAGAGCAGGAACAGGTGACTTAGAAACGGCATTCTTAACTAGTGTTGGTAGTGCAATAGTTGCTCCTATAAAAGCTGGTGTTGCAGATGTAGCACAGTTGTTAACTGGAATAGAATCAGAGATAGAAGCAGCAGGTTTACCTATTGTACAGGCTATAAATGCAGGTTTAGACGCAGTCGCATTTAGTAAGGGTGACTTTGCACAAGGTAAAGATACTTTATTATTAGACACTATATCTAAAATATTGCCTTTAGAACAAATTCTTGGGCAAGGTCAATATACTACAGCATTAGAAAAAGGCATAACTGTAGCTACTAAAAAAGCTATAGAGGGTGGTAGTGAAAAAGATGTAGAATATGCACTTTTTAAGACCTTAGAAGATGAATCTATGAAAAACTTTAACGCAATAGCAGTGCCTAAAGTAACAGAAACCATAGAAAAACTACCAGAAATACTAGAAGAGTTAGTAAATAATTTTGGATTTGAAGTAAAACGAGATGGCACAGTAGTAAATAAAGACGGTATTGTTACTGATAAAAAGGGTAAACCCATATTAGATGAAGACGGTAATACTGTAACTTATAATGGTGGTACTTATCGTAAAGATGATGGAAATACTGTGTATTACTTCAAAGATGGGTCTTCAATAGAAGTAGATAAGTCTGTAAGCTATGAAGATTTATCAAAATATGGCATATATCCTACTAATTATGACAGTGCAGAACAATTTAAAGCGTTTTTTGACAATAAATTATTTAATCTAAAGGCTAATGGAGCATATGATGCTAAATTTAACTCTTTGCACGATGAAAATAGAGCAGTATATGACAGTATAGACTTTAATGCCACAGTAGACCCTAACCAGATAGTATGGTCTGACGAATCTAACGTAGTTCAAGGGTCTTTATCTGATATATATGACCCTAAAACAGAACAAGATGATGATACGTTTGATGTAATGGGTGGATTTAACCAAAGTGCAGAAGACAAAGCAGCATCTGTAGCTGATATTACTGCAATGGCAGATTTAGATGACAGAGGTTATTGGACAAAACCAGATATTGCAGTAACTGGAGGAGGTCAATACAAAATACTTGACGAAGTTGGGGTAGATTTAGCTCGTGAGATTGTACAACATAACAAAGATAATCCAGATTTTTTAGTTATGCCAGAAGGAGATATGCAAGATTTAGATTTCTTACAGGCAGGTAATAAAATAACAGATCAAACCTTAGATGCTATAAAAAAACATAATGAAACACTAGACCAGATAAATGCTATAGGTGGAGATGATGTAAATGACCTTAAAATTGATGAAACTGACCCTTATTTAGCAGTTGGTAATAAGCTGGATGTAACAGACGCTTCTAAGTTAACACTTGGTAAGAAGTTATCAGTAGACAACGTATATGCTCTCGATCAACTATACGGTAAAGACATAGATGGTAATGTTAATGACAAAAATATAAAAGAATTAGGTAAAAATACAGAACAGTTACTTGAATATGGACAAAGTGTATTATCTGATGAGTTTATAGAACAGCAACAAGCCATAGCAAAAATAGATGACCCTGCCCTAATCCAAGGGTTAGATTTAGGTTTAATAGCCTATAACGATATTATGCAAATGATAGGTGAAGCAGGTAGAGATGGAGTTAGCAAAGGTTATATAGATGATTTTTTAATAAAATTTGGTGCAGGTGGTATGGAACTCGCTAACATGATAGTTAAGGGTTATCCAGAAATGAAAGCACAGGGTATAACGGGAATTTTTACAGATGAAGATAAAACTCCAGCTGAAATAGATTTTCTAAATAAACAAGTATTTAATCCTAAAGGAGAAGGATTTTTTGATTTTGTAACATATTCTAAAGATGCAGAAGAAGAACTGTTAAGTAATCTAAGTGAAGAGGGTAAAGAAGCTCTAAGAGCAAATCAACCTACAGGTGACTTAGTATTTAAGCGTTTTGGTATAGGAGATTACTCAATATCACTTCCTGTTGTTGAAAACTTTTCTCTTGGAGAAGCATTTGACGAAGGTGATTATGGCAAATTCTTTCATGGTTACAGTCTAAAAGCAGCTGGAGGCATGGTAGATATTATAATGGATGTTGCCATGTTTAGTGCAGGTGGTTTCTTACCTAAACTAATTGGTGTTGGTGCAAATGTTCTGGAGGCAGCTGGAGGTGCTGCTATGGAAATAGAACAAAGAGTGGCACAAGCATTACAAGATAATACATACTTAAATGGTGACGAATACCAACGAATATTAGCAGAAAATGATGGTAATGCTTTACGAGCAGCTGGTCAAATTATGGTAGAAGCAAAAAGTTTATTACTAGGAGCTGCATTTTCTGGTGCAGCAGGTGATATAGGTGTAGCAAATCTTATAACAAAGCCTGTAAGTAAATACGCAAGTAAAGTAATTAACAGTATAGCAGGAGCTACAGGAGCTTCATTATCTGAATTTTTCTCTGGAATGTCTGAAAAGATATTTAACAATATGGGTGTTAATAAAGCATTAAAAGACGATATGTTAGCTAATTTTGGTGAAGATGCCATAGCTAATGGTATAGATGAGCTTGCAGAAGCAGGTTCAGGTGTGGTCGCATCAGCTGTAACACCTCTATTATCATCTAAACCTGGCACAGGGGGCGGTGTATCTGGTGATATTTCAGATATGACTGCTGGAGCAAAAGCAGATTTAGGTATAAATGCAGATGTTATAGATATTAATAATTTACCCCCTGATGTAAAGAAAGTGTTTGATAAAATAGATGGGGTATCTGAATCTGACACTGGAGTCGGTGCAGTATCTGATATGAATGAGCCTGTAGATTTAGTTTTAAATGAATTAGTAGTAACACCCGAAGAACAAACAGGAGCAAACTCTATTATAGATACTGTAATTGAAAAAGGTGGGTTAACTGACGAAGAAAAAGCGTTAGTAGAATCTACATTTGGTTTAGATCAAAATAAAATAACTGAAATAGAAACTGAAGCAAAAAAGAACGAGCAGGTACAGGTAAAACGTGTTAATAAAATACTTACAGATAACAATAATACTGTGCCAACTTCTGAAATGACGGCACTAGAAAACAACTTTGGACTTACATTTGATTCTGCTCAATCAATAATTAATGCACTTACAGGTGTAACTGTAGCACAAACCGCAGCAGAAATAGCCCAAACTGCAAATGATGATCTTTCTAATGTTGACAAAACGTCTACTACAACCGATACTGTTCTTAACACGGCAGGTAGTGAAACCGAGTCTACATCAGAAGCTGAATCAGAAACCGATTCAGTAGTAGATTCAACAGTAGATTCTGTGGTTGATACCTCTAGTGAAGCAGATACCACTTCTGAAACTGAATCAGAAGAGGAGGAAGAAAAAGAAGAGGAAGGTATACTTAATTTAGGCGTAAAGGGGATAGAAACAGAGAAAGCACCTAAAGTAAACATTGATTATTTTTATGATATAGGTGGGGATAATATATTTGCTACAGACACACAGGCAGCTTTATTTCCTACTCCAACAAGTGATTTAGATATAACGCAACAAATATTAAACATAACCAAACCAGAGAATAGAGATGGCAGTTAATATATTTCAAAACATAATAGATGATTTAAGTTCTAATTTATTTGGAAAAGGTGAAAGTTCAAATCAGTTTCCATCCCTGCTTTTAGGGTTAGGAGGTGTATATGGATTAGGACAAATGGGGGGTGATCCTCCTGTGGTAGGGTATCAAGGTGGTATTCCTAACTATAAAACTATGCGAACAAGAGTTCCTAATACCTTTGATCCTAATAGAAGGCCAGGAAGTGGAGGACAACGCTACTTTTCTGATATAACACGTTTACCTGCAGGTGCAGATGATATTCAAAACCAAATAAATCTAGCACAAATTGCACAAGATGAACAAGTCGCAGGTCTTGCTGCATTAAATAAAGCTAATCCTGCACAGCAGACAATGACTAAAACTCCTACTGGTAATCAAACTGTAAATCAACCAGCATCTAGTGTAACTAGTATGTATAATCCTCAAGGAATTATAGATGGTGTATCAGGTAATTATTTAGATAATATGGCAAAGGGTGGTCTAGCAGATTTTGCTCACAAAAGAGGTTATAAATTTGGTGGTTTAGATAGTGGTATGTTAACTAGTCCTGATGATGGCATGGCAGATACTATAGATGCACAAGTTGGTAATGACCCTGTTAAATTAGCAGGTGGAGAATATATTATGGATGCAGAGATAGTTTCTATGTTAGGTAATGGTAATACTGATGCAGGAGCTAAAGTTCTAGATAATTTTAGAGAAAATGTTAGAATGGCTAAAAAAGGAACTACAGAACAATCAAAGGAAATAAATCCTAGTAAATTTATAAACAAGATGATGGGGTAATCATGGCGACAGAAGATGAAACAGATGGTGGTCTTCCAGTAATAGGAAAAGAATCTTCCTTATCTAATTGGGCAGGGCCTTACGTTACTGACATGTTAGGACAAGGCCAAGCATTAGCTGATATGCCGTATGAAGCATATGAAGGCCCACTTACAGCAGGAGCATCTGACCTTCAGGAACAACAATTTTCAGGTCTTGCAGGTATAAACATGCCAACAGGTGCTATGGGTGATTTTACAGCCCAGTCTATTGGTAATTATATGAATCCTTACTTAGAATTAGCGTTACAACCTCAGATTGATGAAGCAAAAAGACAAGCAAATATAGCTAGAGTGCAAGATGAAGCAGATATGATATCTTCAGGGTCTTTTGGAGGTAGTAGGGCAGCGGTATTACAAGGTATGGGAAATAGAGCCTTACAAGATCAAATACAAGGTATAGTTGGAGAAGGTTATAGAGATGCTTATGATAAAGCATTTGGAGCTCAAGAAGCTGCTCAAAGATTTGGATTAGATGCACTACAAGCTCAAGGAACTGCAGGAGCTGTACAAAGAGCTATAGACGCAGAAGGTATTAAAGCAGATAAAGATCAGTTTGAAGAAGAACGAGATTATCCATTCAAGGCAGTACAATACATGCAGTCTTTATTACAAGGACTTCCAATCGCAGCACAAGCTATAAAACGAATGGAACCTACCTTTTTAGAGCAATTAAAAGGAGATACTAGTACACTTTTAGACTTTTTAGGAGATTTAGGTCTAATAGATAGTAATGCTGCAGAAGAGGAAGAAGATAAATGAGCAAGGGTTTAGGTAGTATAGATAGAGATATTAGCACTATAGAAACAGCATATGCTGGTAATCCTCAAGCATTATCTAGTAAAATACAAAGAGATAAAAGTCGTGGTGTTTCACAAAGCCTTCTAGAGCTTATGGCTTTAGAAAAAATGAATGCTGAAAAAGAAGCTATAAAAAACCAAATGATACTTGATAGTCCTCAAGGTATTGAAACTGTTGCAGATCAAGTAAAAGGCACAGCTAAAAATAATGCTGAACAAGAAATATTATCTGGTGTAGCAAAAGCTTTAGCTATGAAGCAATCTGCTAGGCAAAAAAGAGCTAATCAACTATTAAAAACTCCTACTAACAGGTTAATGGCTGGTACTTCAAAGCCAATGATGGATCCTAGAACTGTAGGTTTAGGTAAAATTCGTAGACCTAATTTTCAAAAAGCAGCCACAGGTGGTATAATAGGATATAATGAAGCTGGACTTGTAGACAAAATCATATCTGGTGCAAAAAATGTCGGCTCAAACATAAAAGAAAAGCTTGGCAACATAGTAGAGTCTGATGAATTTAAAGCATATAAAGCCAAACTAAAAGAAAAATTTGGAAGCACTGTAGACGCTATATCTAATAGCGAACTTGTAGAAAGCTTTTTAAAAGGCGGTTCTGATCTTATAGATAATGTTACAGAAACAGCTGGCCCGATTATAGAAAATGTTAAAAAGGGTGGTGTTGACTTTTTAGAAGATGTTAAAGAAGGAGCTGGCCCAGTTATAGAAAATATAAAAGAAAAAGCTGGCCCGATCATATCAGAGAATATTGATTTTCAAAAAGAACGACTTGCAAACCTTGGTAAGTTTGATGGAAGAAAATATTCAGATCAAAGAGACATGGTTCAAGACTTTGTAGATTTTGGAGGAAGTTTAACTGGTCTAGATGACTATAGTAGTCCAGGTTTGTTTGTTAAAGGTTTTAAAGACGACACTGGTAAAAACAAACAATATTTTAAATATCCTAGCATATTACCAAAATTTATGAAGTATGATACAGATGAAATGGATGCAGATGATCTTAGAGAAGCAGGTTTACCTGCTAATTTTCCAGAAAAAGTAAGAATGGGGATTGTTAATGCACTAGATAAAGTTAAAAATATTGACATGTCTGGCCTTGAAGAAGCAGGTTTGGGGGGCATGGGGCAAGACCCAGTAGGTTTAGCAGCAATAGACGCAGGCTCTAAAATAGCACCATACTTACAAAAAGGAGTAGATATAGGAAAATCAGCAATAGAAGGTTATCTTGATCCTAACTTTCCTTCTAATGAATCAAAAGAAAACTTCGCAAATTTTATGAATGAAAATGTTATAAAGTATGATCCCACTGGCTTGTTACCTTATATTGATCCTAAATCAACTGCTTCACCTGAATTTGATACTACAGGAAAAGAACAATTAAAACAATTTGGTTCAAATCTTAAACAAAGTGCCATAGATATTAAAGACTTTGCTGTAGATACTTTTGAGAGTTTGGCTAATGTATTTTTTCCAGAAAGCAAACCTGAACCTGAAGTAATTGAAGAGTCAGTTAAGTTAATAACAGAAAATAATTCAGATGATTTAGTTGAACTTTCAACTACTGAATTAATTGAGAAGAAAGAAGTTGAAGAAGAAGTTAATAAAGAACTTAATATAACAGAAAATGACGTAATAGATACTACTAAAGAACTAGATAATACAGAGATTGAATCAGAAGATGGTGGTGTGGCTTCAATTTATGATCCAGAACGGATGATTAACATAAATGATCCTAAAGGCGGTAGCGACCAAACTAATGCTGGATTAGCTGAACTAGTAGAAAAAGCTCAAAATAAAGAAGGAACAACAGAAGGAGGTACTAAAGCTAAAGTTACTACTGCAAATACAGGATCATTAAATTCTTCTACTTCTATAGCTGATGCCTATATGAAAGCTATAAATGATTTAAAAGGTAAAAGAAGTAAACTTGATAGATTAATATATAAATGGGGTAATTTTAGAAGAACAGGTCGTGGTCTAGGTGGTAGTGGTGCAGCTGCTGGACTAAGATATGACGCATTTTTAGATGAAAAAGATCAGGCAGTTTTAGGTAAGTTTTTTGACTTTAAAATGCAAGAATTTAAGATAAATGCTACACTTGCTGCTGCTAGAGCAAGAGCAGGTGGTGTAGGTGGTTTAAAAGGAATAAAAGAATTAAGAGCTTTAAACACTGCAAACATGAATATTACAAAAGCTTTAGGTGAAAGATCAGATGCTATAAAAGAAACACCTGATTATATGGCGATACAAAACGAAATAAATAGAATTAACGGCACAATAGAAAACATGAGAGCTTCTAGAGATGGTTATGAAACTACAAGAGAATATACTAGTTTGCTAGATGAATTAACAGTAAATTTAAATGCTGCAAAAGCGTTAATATTGAATGATCCCACATATATAATGCTAACTAGTCAAATAGTAATGAATGAGAATTTAATTAACAGTGTCGCAGGTTCAGGACAAGGAGATATAGATACAGATACCGATCCAGTAGAGGTTGAATAAATGCCTGTCTACGAGGTAAGGAAAAAAGATGGCTCTAAATTAAGAGTGAATGCTCCTAAAGGCTCCTCAAATGAAGAAATATTTGCTTTAGCAAATCAACTAATAAAAGAAGAACAACCTAGTGCTAGAGAGAGAACACAAGAACTTGCTTCTTTCATGGCAACACAACCTAACATACAAACAGGTAGACCTTTAGGCCCTCAAAGACCTGGGTTACTTGATTATGCAGGGGAGTTACCAAAGGGTATAGGAAGAGGTGTAGTTGGTCTTTTAGACAGTGCTGCAAGAGGTGTAGCTACTTTAGCTCCAGAAGAAGCAGAACAAAAGCTACGATCTAGTATAGGAGATCTTTCTGAATATTTACAATCAGGAATGCAACCTGACGCAGGTTTAGAGGACTCAATACCAGCAAAATTTTCTGAAGCATTAGGTTCTTTTGCAGGAATTGCAGGTTTAGCTATACTTAATCCATATTTAGCAGCTGGCACAGTAGGATTTGCAGGGTCAGGAGAAGCTAGTGAACGAGCAAGAGAGGCAGAAGTTGATGATAGAACTAGAAATATATCATCTTTAAAAGGATTTGGTGTAGGACTCTCTGAATTAATACCATTAAAATTTTTTAAAGCTTTATCACCTGGAGAAACAGCTGGTATTGCTAGACGAATAGGGCGAGCTGGTGTATCAGGAGGTGCTGAAGGAGCTCAAGAAGCTGCAGCTGCAATAGCTCAAAATTATATAGAACAAGGATACAACCCACAACAAGACTTGTTTGAATCTAGTGGAGAACAAGCAACATATGGTGGTGCTGTAGGTGTTTTTGTACAAGGTCTTATAGATTTAGCTACAGGTGGGGGTAGACGTAGAGCAAGAACTACTCAAGCACAACCTGCTACTGCACCTGAAGACGTTCAGACTGAAGAAATAATTCCTAAGTCTATAACAGAAGAAATTCAAAATATAATGTCTATGCCAGATGCAAAAACAACAACTGTGGCAGGTTCACCCACTGCTACTGCAACTGAAGACATTAAAGCAAAAGGATTAACGCCAGAACAAGTTACACCAGCTGAAACAAAAGCTGTGCCAATAACTGAAAAAGAAGGAAGAGATGCTGTTTCTGGTATAGAACCTGATGTTAAAGAGCGAAGAGTAGATGTTACCACTCCTGATAAACAAACCACAACAGTAGAGCAGAGTAAGCCAACAATAAAAGAAGTAGAAGAAACTGTTCCAAAAGAAGATACCATAACTGAAGAAGGGAGAGATTTAGTAGAGGATATTTCTGAAAATCCTCAAAAGATACCTGCATTTTTTACAGGAAACCTTAGAAGAATATTAACAGAAAACGGTATAAAAATAAACAAAAATGAGAAGCCAGCAGATGCAATAAAAAGATTACAAGAAAAACTACCTGCTACTGCAACTGAAGAAATAACTGCAAAGCCGTCACCAGAAGAAATAAATAAACTAGAAACTCTTGTTAAAAATAGTGTAAGGAGTAAATTAGAAGAAAAGAAACGACAGGTTGAAGATGACAGTGGAAAAACTGACACAACAAGAGATGGAGTTAGCCCTGAAGTTGGCACAGAAGATGCTGGATTACAAGGAAGGACAACTACTGGTGATCCCGAAGCAGTTACAACACCTGCACCCGATGGACTGGCAACTGGTGTGGGAGATACTACAGGAGTTACAAGACCAGATGTCGAAAGAGTACCTACACTAAAACCAGATATGCGTACTGCCACTACTACGGTGGACGCTGTACCAGAAGATGTTAACTACATAACAAGTCAATATGGAGAAGCCCTTGATGCTATGGGCATTCCTAATGATGCTAAAGCAGAAGTAGGTCAGAAAATAGAAGAAACAAAGTCTGGACTTAAATTTACAAGAAGAAAATTTGACCAGATAATAAAAGATACTGATGCAGATATAAAGAAGAATAGAGCAGAACGAGCAAGACTTGCTAAGAAAAAGAAAGATGAAGAAGATAAGGTAACACAAGAACAAGTAAATAAGATAGCCAAAAAGCTTGGCTTAAAAACCGCAAATGTTAAAACCATTGAAAGAATATTACAGAAAAGTAAAGACCTTCAAGCTAAACTAAATGAAAACTTTGAGAAAGATGAAAGAAAACTAGGTGGTGGAGATAGAGGTCTTGTAAGAACTTATTATAAAGCAATGAAGTCAAAGGGAGCAACAGACCCTTCTACTACTAAAGATAAAGAAACAATACTAGAACTGGTATCAAAACCAAAAGAAAAAGTTCAATCCTCACCTAGAGCTAAAGCACAAACATATTTTAGAATGTCACCAAATATAGGTGATTCACTTGAGTTTATAG